CGGGGTTGCGTACATGCACTAACACAGTGCCTGCCGGATTCTCCAGTCGTGTCAATTGTTCCAGGTTACGTGTAATAAGTGTCATGGGTTCAGGCTCATTAAAGTGTTGTTAATATCCAGAATGATGTTGTTGTCTACATCTCCACCATCGTCTGAGTTGTCTGCGAGGAAATTCACATCTTCCAGCTTGCACTCTCCGTTTCCAAAGGCATCGTTTCTGAAGTACTCCGGTTTAAAATCTTCCTCTGTTTGGTACTCTACATCTTCCACAGTGAAGTTGTCATGCCCGAAAGCCAGGGCAATCTTCTCCAGCAAGTAGGGTGGCAAGTCATAGACAAAAAGTTGCGGCTGGCGCGTTACGTTCTCAGCCACCTTGCGTATTCGGTTGGTGCTGTCTCTGTAAATGGTTCTGTTTCCGCCCGGTAGTGGCCAGATCAATTCACCCTCTACTCTTATGCGGTGCGATATGCCTGTGCTGTAGATAATCTTGAAGGCATCGTCATTATTTCGGTAGTCGATCTTGAGCGTGTTTGGCCAAGTTGCAGCTAAAGCAAATGGCTCTACCTCTGCGGTGTAAGTTCCCAACTGCACATCGGTGCCCGTTAAAATGCCATAGTAATTTCCTGCACTCAGATCAGCCATGTTTATGGCAACCTGGTACACATCAAAATCTTCCGCTGCATAGTCAATGGTAACGGTAGCGCCAAGCACAGTGCCTCCGGGCCATGCTTTGGTAAAAATGGCTACTGAGTAACCATCGGCATCAAGATTACCCGCGCGGATGTCGGTAAGCTCATAGCTTCCATTAAGTCCAGCTTGTTCGGTAATGGTAATGTCCATACCCACTTTGTAGAAGTCTGGCATGCCTTCGCTGAAGAACATCTGAACTTCTCCGGCTCCCGCATCTGCAAAGCTGGCAGGCCGTTGGTCTTGCTGATTTAGATAATCAATTTCTTTTGTGGCTGTAATAGTCTTTTGCAATACGTTGCTGCTGTTGTAAATGCGCAGCACATTGCTGCTGTAGCTGCTTCTGAACTGCAATACCAAACTATCTTCAAAGGTTACTTTCTGTGCATAATTACACGCGCTAACTCCGGGAAACTGCATGTTTCGGAAAAGCGTGTTATCAAAATTTTGAAGGCTGCTGGTAATAAAAGACCCACTGGTGGGCACCGCTCTTAGGCTGTTCACAACAGGCCAGTCAAAAACCGAAATCTTATATTTATAGACTACTGTAATAGTGCTTGCTAAACAGTCGTTGGCATCTTTAACATCAATGGTGTAATCTCCTGGCGATAGCCCCGCAAATACATTGCTGCTCTGGTATGCTCCCCCATTTATCCTGTATTGCAATCCACCTGCTGAGCTGGTTGCTGTTACTGTGATAATGCCATTGTCTGCATACCGGGTTTGCTCGTGTACAACATTTACGTTTGTGATCTGAATGTTGCACGACACAGCCGCTGCTACCAACACTATTACCCGGCTATCTTCGCAGCTGGTAAAGTTCTTATACCGAACGTAAACCGTAAACGTGCCCTCGTCTAAGCCGGTAAAAACATTGCTGCCTCCCCAGGCTCCTGCATCAATCTTATACTGCAATTCTAATCCTCGCGGATCTATGACAGTATTTATTTGAATGCTGCCATCATTACTACTTGCCGTAGTGGGGTTTACAAAACTCGTGTTGTCTATCAATAACTCACAGACAATATCTGTGTAGTCAATTACAAAGTTTTCGCTGTCGTAGCAATAAGAACTACGCTCTGTTACCTGAGACCTTGCATAGACAGTGTAGTTACCTGGTGCGAGTCCAAAAAAGTTGCCCGAACTTTGCCAGCTTATTTCATCCAGAGAATATTCGACAAGACCAATGGCGGTGGCAGTTACCGCTACGCTTCCATCGTTGCTTTGGTCGGTGGCAGAGTCTGCTGGAGTAACACTGTCAATGGTAACAAAGCATTCGGGTGCCGGTGGCACTACGTAAGCATACGGGATGGTGTTCTGCGCTTTTACTGTATAGCCGGATGAGTCGGTATACACTATCGTTCCACTAGCTACACCTCCTGTACTACAAGGTTCAGCCAAAAAACTGGAGTCAATGGTGTGCGTTACATCATCGTAATCAAGCTCTATTGTTCGGCCTAAGTTTGCGTTGCAGTATGTTATAAAAATCTGAGCCATTACACGTTTGCTCTTAAAAGTGTGAACTGTGAATAACCGTCTTTATCAGGCTCTAACTTTAATAAATAGCCTTTCTTATAGTTGGTGGTAGTCTCGCTAAACTCTCCGTATTTATAAAGGTTGGCCTCAATCTCAGCAAACAAAACGTTGTCAACCTTAGCTTTATATCTATAGGCTTCTCCTGTCCATAAGGCATTGGGTAAATTGCTTATGGCAATAGTTTTTTCGTTTAATAAACTGTCTCCTGTTTTCTGAGTGGTGAGTTCAGTATTACCCTCACCAAAAGAAAGCGAGATGCTCTTATCGCTTTGCTTTAGAAGACCTCCCCGTAGCAGCCTTCCATTTCTGATCAGGTTACGCATTGGGCTTAACTCAAGGTTATAGCTGGTCTCTGGGCTTATTAGATTATTAATAGCAGCAAATCCTTCATCTTTTTGAGGCACAAAATCAGCACCATCGCGGAGCAGCTGAAGAATTACATTGTCATTATCCCGGTCATTGTCCTTTGTACCACTAGTGGAAAAGCTGTCACGTCTCAAAAATTCGAAAGTATATCCGCTGGCAATGTAGGGGCATAGTAGATTCAGTTTTTTTCTTACCTGCGATAAGGGAAGTGTGTACTCCCGCTTAGTGTTGAATTCATCCAGGTTGTTTACCTGTTCATTGTTCCACTTTTCATATCCAATCTCCAACTCATTAAAAAAGTAGTCCTCTAAAGGCACCTTTTCCAAAGCTGTTACATTACTAATTTTCCAACCAGCTTCCGGCTTGTAGAAGTAGGTTAGGTCTTCTACTACTACTCTTTCCTGTGTGGCTTGTTTTTCTATACCTATACCCACACCGTCTATCGACTGCACGGTTTTTAAAAGGTCTTTAAGGCTTGCATAGATGGGGTAATCACCAATAGGAAATCCGCGTACAGCTAAAGCCCTGCTTATTGCTTTTAAGCTATACGCTCCATCATCGTCATATCTGGTTGGTTCGCTGTCTGTTCTTCCATAAATAGTGCTCCTGAAACTATCTGCCTGATCGGTAATGCTATGAACAACCCTGTCGAAAGCTTCATGCAAGAGCACATACGGAACGGTGGTGGCCGGTATGGTAGTTTCTCCGGAAAAGGTTACAGTGCCCGTAAAATCGAAAGTACTGCCAAACTCAATGCTCGATTCATCGAGGTACAGCATATCAAAATAAATGTATACTTCATCACCAGCTTCTAGGGCAAAGTTAAATGTGCCTGTATAGTCATAATCTAAAACTCCTGTACTGGCCGGAAAGTCGTAAGTATCTACTTCAATAGTGGTATAATTACCCTCTACGCCATGAACAATAAACCACTTACCCCGTACATCGGTAGGTGTGCCAAGCTTATCAACATTTACATCAAAAACCATTGTGTAATCACCTGCTGTCTCCACCTTCCACTGGTACTTTTGTAGAGTAACCGGGCTGGTGCTGGAGTATTGTGCATGGTAGCTAATTCGCTCATTCACTTCGTCAGAGCTAACAGACTCAAAACTGTTTAAGAGGTAGAGCCTCGCATTGTCTCCAAAGGGTACAGGGATAGAATCATTTAGTGTGCCGGCAAAGTCTCTTCTTATAACCTTACTGTGCATGAGCACGTCTACCGTTTCGTTGGTAAAAGGCGTTATTGCACTACCGTCTTGTGTCACCAGGCTTTGAAGGTTAACCTTTATATCCTGCCTGTTCTTAAGCTTTTGGGTAAAGCCAGTCTGGTCGATGTTACAGATCAAATAAAGCTTTTGAATTTGCAGGCTGCCAGGTGTTAAGTTTAGCCTGCCTCTGTAGTCAATCTCAAACTTACGGTTAGCACCTCTTTTGTAAATGAAGAGCTCAACCTCTGCCTCTATTCCATATTGCTCATACAGCCCCTGAATTATGGCCTTACCATCCTTAATAAATTGAAGCTTTGGTGTGTATTTAAAAAAAACACCGTGCCAATTAGGATCTCGCTCAATAGTTTTCATGGAGCTATCCCAGCCAATAGGATCAGTGATGCGTTTAGCCTGTTTTAAATCGGGATGGTATAGATAAAAACGATACGCGCTCATGACCTGTATCGTTTAGTTTTATACTCCGTCCAAAGCTGGCCTTGCCTGGTCCATTTATTAAAACCATTCTCATCAATATCGATGTGGGTTTCTTTTTTGTTCTCAATAGCCTTGCGCGTCTCGCGCATTTCTCTTACCAGCTCATTGCTATCTGTAGCCGCAGCCGGGCGCATAATATCTCCACGCAAGTGGCTAGGCACACGGCTATCTACCAATTGCTTTAGCTCTAATAGGTCAAGATTATCCTCAATCATCGGCTTTAATAGCCATCCGAAAGCGTTGGTTTGTTTGGCTGGCACTACGCTCTCTCCTTTACTGAGCATAGCATTGATGCTATCACTAGTGGTAGTTCCGGGTCCCTCCAAATCAAAAACACCATTTGCAAACTTGGGTATCTTCCGAGAAGCCGCTAAGCCTGCCTGTATACCTCCAGTTATTCCAATTGCAACAGAAAGCGGCACATTTGGTGGAACGCTTGCTAACGCAGCAACAATGCCCTGGCCTGTACTTAATAGAATATTAAAGATCGCCTGGTCTTTGTCTGACTGAGCTTGCTTTGTTTTAATCCGGCTCTGTTCCTCATCAAACTTTTTATTAATAGCTGTTTTGGCGTCAGCATTATTGCCTGCCAATTCCAGTTCGTATTTTCTTTGTTCCTCAATCTGCTGGCTCTGCGCTGCTAGCTTAGCTTGTTCAAATTCAAACACCTCGTTAGAAAGGCCAATCAAAGCATCGCGCACATAAGCTTTGGTTTCTAATTTTTGCTCGGCATCGGTTTCAGCGGCTTGTCTTAATCTCTCTTCATTTTCTAAGAACTGATTAAACAGCGCATCATCCCTTTCCTTCATGGCATTTAAGGCAGCATCTGTGTCTGCCTCAATCTCATCTGCATAGTTGATAAAGAAAGGAGACTTGCCATCAACGGTCTCTTGCTTGGCATCCAGGGCTGCGGCATCTCTTTCAATCTGAGCTAGTAAGTCAGCTTGCTCTTTTGCTTTTTTCTTGGCTGCGGCTAGTGCTAATTGGGCTGCTCTTTCTTTGTCTGCTGCATCGGCTGCTTTAGTTTGCGCATCCGCCTGATCAATCAATGACTGTTCATAGCCTGCTATAAATGCAATACTTTGTTTTACAGTTTCCAATCTGGTTTTAAACCCCTCAATATCTTCGCGGTAGAGGCGTGCTGAATCAACATCTCTATTTTCCATCGCATCACGAAGACCTTTTTCAGCTTCTGCTTTTTTAACAGTCAGCTTAAACTGCTCTTCGTATATCTTATTCTTAAATTCTTCTTTGCGGATCTCACCATCCAGAAGTTTGTACTTATCCAATATGATTGAAGCGGTGTCTTGTGCTCGTTGTTCATCTGTCTTGAGTAGTTCCGTTGCCTTTGTCACGGCTTCACTAAGAAGTGTAACTGTAGATGAAAGAACACCATTACTCCCATCGCCCACAGTCTTTAGGAATGTGTCCCATGCATCACCCAGGTTCGAAATTCTACCTCCTAAAGTCTCACTAATAGCGGCCATTGAACCACTTACCCCAGCCATATCCCCAAGAGAAAGAACGTATTCGCGTATAGCCTGGCTGGTAAATTCTGTCTGAGTTTGTACACCTTTAAACGTGAACTTTACTTTGTCTCCCTCCTTATTGGCGCGAATACCAAACTCCTTTAAGCGTTCAAACTCTCCCGTTTGTGCATCAATAATGGCTTCTGTTAACTGATCAAATCCCTTTCCAGTGCTTGACGCTAAGTCTCCCAACTTCCTTAACTCATTAGTAGTAGGTACAAAGCCTTGGTTAGCTAACCGAACAAAGGAGTCAGTCAGTTCTTTTACACTAAAGGGTGTTTGGGCCGCGAACTTTTGAATCTGTTGGAGGGCTATTTGCGCCTGACTCTTAGAACCCAATGTGTTTGTCAACACAGCCTGAAACTTTTGAAATTCAGCTGTTATGTCAATAACTGACTTCCCAAAGGCCAATAGCCGCTCTACGGCAAAGGCGGCAATGATGGCTCCACCTACTCGCTTCAAGGAGGTCTTAGTGAAGTTGTCAAGACTGTTGTTAATGTTGTTAACGCTCTTTACCCCTTCGGTGCCTGTCTTGCGCAACTCGGCATTCATTTCGGCAATTTCCTTGTCGGTCTTTCCTGCTTCTTTTCCGGCTTTGGTAAGCGCAGCAATAAGCATCTCAATGCCTTTGTCATCGAGTACCGCTTTTACCGGAAATTCTGCGCCTGCCATTTACGTTTTGCTATTCAGTTTCTTATTCAACCCGATGGCCGTTTCAAGCCATTGGTAGTATTGTTCGTTCGTCTTTGCCTTAACCTTCTCTGCACTGTCGCCTGTAACTCTACAGTGGTACATTACCTGCTCTTCGAAGGCCATCAGGTTTTGCTCTCGGAGTCTTCGAAAAGCATCTGCCTGTACGCGCGTAGCTTCACCGCGCTTTGGTTCAAATATTTTGCGATGTCTTCGGGTGACTGCTCCCCAGTTGTCTTTAAGCCCCTGCGCAACAGTCTTTCGAAAAAAAAACCTTGATCTTTTAGCTTTTTAAAGGCCTGTATCTTCTGTGTGTTATAGTCCTGGTCGTAGCACTTCAGGTCCTCGCTCTTATCAAAGTAGACGAGTGCGGCCATGTTGAACATGGTTTCCAGCGGGGTGCAGTTATTCACCGTATCCTTCATCATATAGAGAAAGGCACCTATACGGCTCTTCTCATCCTGGTCGTTAGATTTTATCAACTCATCGATGTACTTGTTGATGGTCTCACGGTCCATGCCCATGGTCAACTCCTGGCGAAGGTGTAGGTAGTGTACAAAGCGCTCTTGTGGCATGTCAGCCACATTCACAAACTCGTAGTACTGCACACCGTCTATCACCAAGCCTTCGACTGGCCGAATCAGTTTACTATTCACCTTGTCCAGGCTTATGCGCTCGTAGGTGAGCGAGTACAGGAAAGTGGCGAGTTTTAAAATCAGCTTCTTCATACCACTAGCTTTCTACCGATTAACACTACACCCAAAGCAAGCACTAGCCAGGCGGCAAAAAATTGAAAGTCTTTCCAAACTTTCGCGCGCCAGCTAAGTGCCTGTTCGGGGTCTGCCACCACAGCATCGGGGCATTCTGCACGCACCTCTACAGGCACGAATTCTTTTACAGTAATCGTATCAACTTTTACTTTTGCCTTATACCGTATGGCTTTCTGGTACTTATCGTACCATAGTTTTATACTTAAATCTTTGGCGCTAGATAGGTTGTAGATGGAGTCTAACAACAGACTTTCCATGTCAATACCCCCTTCCAGGCTATCCCCTTCGGTTACTACTTCAAATGCGTAGGGTATGGTGTCGCGCACGGTTACATAGTGCGTTTCCCCTGTTCCGAATTTCTTGGCGCACTGGTTCCAGGTGGCGCAGCTCATAAAGAGAAGCATCATGAGCGCAAACCAGATGATGAAGAGGATTATTTTAGAGGTTCTTTTTATCATGACTGCTTAAATTTTCCTGGTAGTCGTGGGTCGTTTACGCCAAGTAAATACAAGCCTGTTCCCATAAGGCCTACACCTTCACCAATCAGCATAGCCATGTGTTCGGTACTTTCACTCTTGGTGCTGTTATAAATGAGATACCCACCAAGTCCCATCAGGGCCATTCCGGCTACAGTTGTGGCTATTCCCTTTACGATATTTTGCTTACTCCACTTCATTTTATGTAAATGTTTTGTTCAGGAAAACCCATCAGCTCAAGCCATAGCGGTACATTAAAAGAAGGACACGCTTTGTTCGGATCGAATTGATTGTGTCCGGCTATCTTAATATCCGGATAGAGCTTTACCATATTCTTGCAGTAGCGCAGCATGGTAGCGCGTTGCACATCGGTGCGCGTGTCTTTGGCTTTGCCTTTTGCATCTGTACCGCCTACATAAACAATGTGGCGGCTCTTGCCGTTGATGCCGGCTACCCCATTGGTGATCTCCCAAGGGTCTACCTCATCATCATCATCATACTTAACCAGGTTAAGCACGGTGCCACCTAACAAAATCATGTCGCTATAGCCTACCTGCTTCCAGCCTCTGCCTTCTGGTGGCTTGCTGAGGTGCCACTCGCGTATGTCCTTAGCGGTAACAATGCGGCCTTCAGGAGTGGCGGTGCAGTGAATGATTAAGTACTCAAGTTTCTTTGCCATTGCTGTGGGTTTAAGAAACCCCTCTCCTAAAAGGAGAGGGGCTGGGGTGAGGTATTAGAGGTACTATGGCACTACTTTCCGGCTTTCGCTGCTGCCTTGGCAGCGGCTTCAGCTTCTTTCTTTGCCTTTGCTTCTGCAACGGCCTTTTCTTTCTCTTCTTTCTCAGCGGCTTTCTTAGCATCGGCTTCTGCTTTAGCGGCTGCTTTTGCTGCGGCCTGTGCCTTCTGCTCTTCTGTTTCTTCTTCAGCTTCGGCAAACTTCGGGTTCTTGAACTCAATCAGTTTCTCCTGATCTTCTTTGCTCAGCTTGGATTTTTGGTTGGCATTGAGGAACGTGCCGTTTACGTTGGCATAAAAGGCAGGCTCGTTGCTGTTTTTAAAACAGCCTTGTGCGATCTCCGCAAGTTGTTTTTTTGAGTACTCCATCTCTGTGGTGGTTAGGTTAAGATTCCATTTTTTCAATGCGCTCTTCAAGCTGCTGGAGTCGTTGCTCCAGCAGCTTGTATCCGCTGCGGCCTCGTTCTTCACTCAGGGATTGTCTCTCCACGAGTTGAATAACCGAGTCGCTGAGCTTGCGGAAGTCCTGGTGAAGCAGGCGTAGGAAGTATCCTATCATCGCCAGCAATACACCAAACACATACATGATCACTACCTGATCAGTCATATCACTTAAATTGAGCGCTAAGAACTGCAGCTGTAAATCCTGCAATCACCGTAGAGTTCAATTTGTAGGGCAGATCCTGAGATGTCCAGTTAGCGCTACCTTCCATCCTGCGTACACCACCAAGCTCTTCTTCGCTTACAGGTGCCATCACAATGTCCATGGGTATTACCTCCTTCAGGCGGTCCATTGCCCCCCAGATGCTGAGGTCTTCGAACACGAAGAGTAAGCTCCAGTTGCCACTTCCGTTCACTGTGTTCCAGAACAATAGGTTTCCATCTACACTGTAGTGCTTTAAAGGAATGGCATAGCTGAAAGAGCTGTGCTTCTCGCGCTGAAAAGCCATACCTGGCTTTTTATTGCTGGTCGGGAGAGCGAAGTTTCCGGTAAGGCCTGTTACAGGTTTCAGGTTGCCTGCTGTAATGGCCGTGGCCACCGCAGCATCGTCCGTCAACCCTTCCAAGTCAAATCCCTTTTTTACCAGGTACGCACCAACGATGCGTGAACCTTCTTGCAGGCAGGCCGCCTCGGGGGTATGAGTCCCGAGTTCGGTGCCGCAAGGATCGTATGCTGTTATAGCCATTATCCGCTAGTGTTTAAGTCTGTAAAGGATTTGATTAAGGCTCCTGGATGATCGCGATCACACCCACCTGGTCGTTGCGTTCCAAGCGACCACCTACACGCACCAGGGCAGAGTAGATATCGCCTTGGTATTGGGCATCGGCCAGGTTCTCGAAGAACTTGATTTCGCCCAGGGCAAAGTGTACGTAGTTCAGGTCTACCAATAACATTACATCATTGTCGGTAGCGGCATAGTCAAGGTCTACCATGTCCTGGAAGGTTCTTTTCACCGGTGTGCTCGTGTTGTCATAGCGTCCAGTTACATCTGTTCTGATGATGTCGAACCCGTGGATCTTTACCAGATCGCCATTGCTCCACACGGCACCAACGCTGTCCATGGTATCTTTATCCGTTACGGTGCTGTCGCTCTTTAACTGGTTGTAGGCACCCTCTGTCATGATCAGGATTCTGTTGCCTGTCTCGCGCTTAGTAGCCAAAATCAACGCTGTTTTTGCACTTGCCACATCGGCTACAGTATACTTGTTACGGTTGCCTGTTTGGCCTGTTAAGTACACCGCAGTGTCTGCACCTGTAGTGCGCACCATGTTGGCAGCAGCAGAAGGGTACCAGCGGTCTAAGATGTCGCGGGCAGTAGTTTCGCTTAATACTCCAAAGTGATCTTTCACTACAGAGCTTGTTTTGTCGTAGCTCAACTCAATCTTGTCGGCATTCGGAATGTGCGTGGCCTCGGTGCTGATCTCGTCAATCGGGTAGGTTACATCGGTGTCATTACGCTTTACAACCGGCAATGGATAAACCTCTCGGTTTTTGCTGGCCGATGGCTTAGCGCCTGCTTGTGGAATGTGTACCACTGCGTTGTTAAGTACGAAGGCGGAGCGATCTTTGGCGCGCTTAATCCAGGCATAATCCTTAAATAAGTTTTCCGCAATCATGTTCTCCCACACTTCGGTTTGCACGGCCATCAAGGCCATGTTGCCGAGGTTGGAAACGTTGCTCGCTTTTGCCAAGCCAATGGAGGCAATGCGTAACACGCTTAATCCGATAAAGGCCACACCTGCGGCCACCAGCGGATCTACTGCGTAGAATTGTGATAAGGCAACACCCACAAACAGGGCGAGGATCACGTTAAAAAGTAGGTTTAAAAATTTGGTCGTTTTCACGGTCTTGTAGTTTAAAAAATGAAACTTTAGAAGGGATGCGGTTATGCCGCATCCACTATTTTGCCCCAGACTCCGTCTGCTACGAAAGCAACGCCATCCCAAGTCAATGAGATTGTATCACGATCTGAAGCCACACCAGTAAGAGCAGGAGCGACAATAGTGCTACCCGCAGAACCGAAAGTGACGTTGCGACCGGTAGCACCTTGCGCGATGTCTACCTTTACCTTGCTGCCAATGCGCAAGTCTTTACTTGCCGTAAGGCTAAGGCCTGTTACTGCCTGGCTTAGGCCACCGGTGCGCTTCACAATTGTAAAGGCATCAGCAATCGCCACGTTGTAGGTGGCTGCATCGCCCAGTGCTTCTACTGTGGCGTGTGCGTCAGGGAAATTGATTCCGTTCATGTCCGTATTTTTTTCAGGTTGGGTTTACTTTTTAGGAGCCTTGCCGTACTTGGCAGTGTGCAGTTCGCTGAACTCGTCCCAGTTGCTCAGCTTCAAAGCCGCTAAGCCGCCATTCTTGTGCAGCTCATCGTACTTCTTCACCTTGTCGGCCTTGTCGGATCCGTCCTTTCCGCTGGTAAGCTGTGTGCTCACAGGCTGGTAAGGGGCCATGTCTTTCAAGAGCTGCTCTGTAGTTTCAAAGTCCAGGCTGGCAAGCTTCAGGTAGCGATCTTTCTGGCCTGCCAAAATTTTCTTCTGCTCAATAGCACCATCAACTAGGGCAATGGCCTTGTCGATTTTTGCTTGTGCTTCAGCAGCTTCTTTTTCGGTAGCCAGCTTTTTCAGCTCATCCTCTTTAGAGGTAAGCGCCAACTGTAGCTCTCCGTTTTTGGTAAGCACCTTATCAAGGGCAACCATTACTTCGGCTTCGGTGGCAGTGTCGGTAAGCTGAATGCCCAGTTTGGTGCTGTTCAGCTTGGCAACGAGGTTCTTCATTTCCACGGGGGGTTTAGTTGTTTCAAAAAGTTTTGCGATTTCAGTAGCATCTTGCTCGCCTCCGGTTAGGCGTACTTCTTTGCCTTTGTAGCTCAGCTTGGTGCAATTGGAATTGCCGGGGATGTCTGTCAGAGAGCCTTCTTTTAAATAGCTCTTTACAATGGTGGGCAGTGTTTGGCCGGGTAGCATCAGCGCAGGGTCTTCGCTCCACTCTATAATGTCGAGGTGAGCGCTGGCCGTGTTGATGATTCCCTTCTTTACCTTGTTGCTAATGGCGGTGGCAAACTCATCGCTGCCATCATCGTCAATCGCAGCATCGGCCAGTAGTTGGGTGCCATCCTGGCGAATGTTATCCCACTTACCGATTGGCAACACATTCTTTCCATCCCAGGGGCGCTGGTGTGCGTAGAGCATCACCGGGTTTTTTCTGAAAGCCGTTAGGTCTATGCCAGACGTGAGCACACGCATGCCATATACATTCACGCTTTCATCACTGAGTATAAAGGTTGTTCCGGGCATGGCACAAAAGAACAGTGCTGTAGAACCGTATAAAAACCCTCCTATGAAGACTGGTGTAAGAAGTGACAACTTGTGTCATTTTTTACACCGCGACACAATTTGTCTATTTCATAACCCCCCAAACAAACGGACTTTTGCTTGTGTAATCCCACGCAATGGCAAATCACAAACGAGACAAAGAGGAAGAAGCACATGCCCTCTACATGGAAACCAATCTTACGTGTGAGCAGATAGCGGAGCGCGTGGGAGTAAATGCAAAGACGGTGTACTCTTGGTCTAAAAAGGCTGAGTGGAAAGTGCAACGAGCCGCCAACCAGGTTACACGCAAGCAACTCATTGTTTCCTACCTCATGCAGTTGCAAAGCCTTAACGATGACATTGCCAAGCGTGAGACGGCTCCTTACCCTAACAGTAAGGAAAGCGACCAGATCACTAAAATAACCAAGGCAATTAAAGCCCTGGAAAAAGATCTATCCCTTAGCGATTACATAACAGCCACTGAAGAGGTAATGCGCTTTGGTATGCGGGTTAACGACCCGGTAACCCGTGCCTTCATACCTGTTATTAAAGAGTTTATTCAACTTAAAGCCCGCGAGCTGGCCAAACAGAAATGAGAATCTTTAAACAAGAACTCGTTAACTGGGAAAAGTTCGTAAAGGAACTTGAACGCAACACGCCTGTAGAACTCAACGAGAATACCACGGAGAAACTACAGCGCAAGAACCTGATGGAGGCCGACTGGCAACAGTGGCTTAAGTATTACTTTCCGCAGTATTGCGCCAAGCCCTTTACGAAGTGGCAGAAGAAGTATGCAGCCGCTCTATTAAAGAGTGGCAAAAACTTTATAACGCGCAAAGTCTTTCGCGGTGGTGCCAAAACCACCTTCACCCAAATGTTCGTGGTCTACTTAATAATGACCAAACGCAAGCGCAACATCTTATGGGTAAGTAAGAATCAAGATGCGGCCATTGAGATGATCCGCGTATTGCGCCTACAATTTGAAGGCAACCAGCGTCTTATTAATGACTATGGTGATCAAAAAAATATCGGTGCCTGGGGTGACGAGAAGTTTGTAACCCGCAACGGTGCCAGCGTGCGCGCAATAGGAAAGGGACAAAGCCCACGCGGTGCCAAGGAAGAAGAAGCCCGACCCGATTGCATTGTGTGCGATGACTGTGATGATGATGAGGAAGTGCGCAATAAATCGCGGCTGGATAATACCTACGACTGGGTAATGGGTGCCCTTTTCGGGTGCTTTAGTGTAAATGGAGACAACCTGTTTGTGGGCCTTGGCAACAAGATCGCACCCGACTGTCTTATTGAACGGCTTAGCCTCATTGCGGACGATTCGGAAACCATTAACCTCCTTAATAGTAAGGGGCAGCCCACCTGCCCGGAGTGGTTCACGCTTAATGATTGCTTGTACATGATGGAGAAAATGGGCACCCGACTGGCACAGCGGGAGTACCAGAACAATCCCATCACTGAAGGCAAGGTCTTTAAAACAGAATGGTTTCAGGAGAAGGATATGCCTAACCTACAGGGCTATACTATTCTACTCTCTTATTTAGACCCCTCTTTTAAGAACCGCAAAAATGCCGATCACAAGGCCTTGGTGCTTATTGGCCTCAAAGGCGGTGAGGTGCATATTATAAAGACTTGGTGTAATGTGGCCACTATTCACGAAATGGTGCTGTGGCATTACGAGTTGGACGAGTATTGTAAGCAGCGCAATGTTACCTGCGAAATGTGGATGGAGGAAGTGTTCCTTCAGGACCTGCTCTACGAAGACTTTAACCAGGTAGCCAAAGAGAAGGGCTACCCTATTCCCATTCGGGGTGATAAGCGCAAGAAGCCAGATAAGGATGCGCGTATCGAAAGCATAAGCGGGTACTTCGAACGTGGCCAGCTCTACTTCAATGGCCTGGAGGCTGCCAATCATCACATGATACGGCTCAAAGAGCAGTTCCAACTCTTCGAACCCGGTAGCAATGGCATAAAGAAAGACGGACCCGATGCCACCGAAGGGGCCATTTTTAAAGCCAAAGAGAAGATTTTCATTAACCAGCCTGCCGTAATCGGTATACGCACGCGCAGCAAAAACACCTATTAATATGGTATTTCTAACAGAAGACGATTTTAAGCAGCAGGTAAAGGACGAGATCCTGACCAGCATTACTGGAGGCGATGCCACACTGCTGAATAGTGCCGAGCTGCGCGCCATCGCGCAGATGACAGACGCACTCAATGTGCGCTACGATGTGGTGAACATCTTTAACAAGACGGGATCCAACCGCAACGATGGTGTGGTGATGCGCCTGGTTGATATGGTGCTCTACCACTTGCACAGCCGCATCAACCCTGGGCAGGTGCCGCAGCTTCGTGCCGACCGCTATGCCGATTGTATGGAGTGGTTGCAGTTTGTAGCCTCCGGAAAGTTCGCTCCAGACCTGCCCTTGCCTGCGGGTACGGACGAAGGCACCAAACTAGACGTGCAATACGGTGGAAAACCTGCCCGAAATCCCTACTACTAATCACTTGTCGGCTCTGCC